CTATATGATCCATGATCTTCTAATGCCTTTAATAACTCTCCCTGCCTTACTGTACAAAACTGATACCATCCCTGATCAACCATCATATGTCCTTAAATAATTTTAATGTGGTCATTGATAAACAACCATCCAATTGTTTTGCGGTGAGCATCTTCCCATAATTCTTGACGCTCTTGTTTAGATAACTTATTCCCTGCATCCAGCTCGTGGTGACACCGATAACAAAGTGAGGCGATACGAAAGTCATCGGCCTTAATTGAAGTGCCTTTGCCATCTCGTTGTTGATTGGAATGTGCAGCTACTACGGTACCGTCTTGCGTACCGCAGTTCTGACACGGAGCTTCCCTAACTACTTCAAGCAGTTTCTTGTTTCGGTAGTTCATCGCCAATAATAGTTTCTATAAAATGTCTTCCAAGATTGTTAATTTCAATATATTCCAGCCATTTTACCCCAGTTGAAACATGTGCTGAGAAAGCAAACAATTCTAACAGTTTAGCCAGCTCATACGGGGTAATGTCTTCTTGTGGATAGTAATGCCACTCTTTTCCTTTGCGTGGCTCCATGAAAGACATGTGTGGATACTTTGGATTATGTTCTCTCATTTTTTTCCTTTCCTCATAATTGTTGGTAGCCCAGCGGATACTGGCTCACGAGCTTTTATCATTTGATCTGCAATCACATATGAATGTACTGCAGAGTCTTCAATAAAAGCATCAGGGTTTCTTATTAACAACCCAGCCAAAGCAAACATTGCAAATAAATCTCTTTCTTCAAGTTCTTGCATAATTATCCCTTAATCTCTAGGGCATCTATCCGCTCAGTTAATATTGAACCAAGGTCTTTGCCCTTGATAGCAATCATTTGGGCTTCAGCGCAGTCGTAAACAACTGTTCCAGCATCTTTAACAGCTTTATTGTAGCCGCTAGTATACGCATCATTACCATCAATGATCATCGCTATGGCATCTCGAATAAGTACAGATGCCTTACGATCTTTGGCCAGTCCTTTTAACTTTAAAAATAAATGCTCAGGCAGATACACAGAGTATGGTATTAAATTTTTTGTTGCCATGCTGTATATTTCCTATGTAATTGATCTAATAATTCTTTAGCTTCTACGTTTGTTTTAAGTTCAGAACGGGAGATAATGTTTAAGTAGCTCCTTAACCAATCCGTAGCGCTTTCTTCATCCATTAAAAAGATCTGATTGTCATCATATAGATACTTCCAAAACTTTGGATCTCTAGACAACATGCCAGCAATACGAATTGACCTATCAGCTGCATATTCTTCTTTACGATCCATTGGTTGTTCGTTTCCATCTAATCGCACCATCACCACCTGATACCTTGCCCCGATAAAATCTCGGAGCAAGTCTTCTGGAACATCATCAGGGTGCATAGACAGGGTTAATACAAACCCCGTCTTGTCTTGTTTGAGTGCGACTTTAACTCCCTCAAACTGGATTGTTTCCATGTTTAGTTATCCCATGGATTCTTAGTTGAGGCCTCAGCTGGCTTTTCATACGGCTCAGATGCCATCAATGAAACGTAATCCTTACCACCTTTAGAAGTTGTATTCCATGCACCAATCGCTACTTTGATATTGCCACTTGGGTTCTTCTTTAACAACCCAATGATAAAGTCACGATCAAGATTGATATCACCCCGTAGGTTAGGATACTTATCTGAAGGACGTTCTGCTAAAGGCCATAATGACCCTGTATTTGGTTTTGCTTCAAACGTAGCCATTATTCAACTTCCTTTTCTGTGGTTTCTTCTGTAGCTTCTTCTTTAGGTAATTGTGTTTGAACTTGCATGTTCATTTTTGTTACTAACATGTAAGCGCCAGTTTTGGTTGGCAACTCACCAAGTACGTTACCAATAAAGGTAACTTCTTCTAGTGTTAGTGTTAAGTTAATTGGTTGGTTTTGATCAGCCATTTTGTTTCTCCATTAGTTTAGATTTAACTTCAGTAAATTTTGTCATCATATTTTTAAAGAACTCAGGATCGGTTGCTTTAACATTATCAAACAATATTTTGTTCTTAATAAAAATATCCATGACATTCTTCTCTTCGGTGCAGAATTGAAGTAGATCATGAGTAGCTGTTTGAACTAACTCTAACCATGCTTTCTTATCTGCATCAGGTTCGATAGTGACCTTAATTTGCCAATCACCACGAAGGCCAGTAATGACCTCAGCTACTTTTTTTTCTTCCGCAAGCTCTTCTGGTGTAAATGCTGATAGCTCACGTGTTACTTTTTTTGGTGCTTCATCCTTTCCTGTTGTTGCATCAAGTGAATCATGCTCTACGATCTCCATGGCATTGACCCATAAGTATCTTCTCAGATAAGTTTGGACTGCACCCAAGTTTTGAATTGCATGGCAACCTTTAAGAGCTGCATCACGCATTGGTGACAAAAATTGAACAGTTTCATCAGGCTTATCCCAAGCACGGATAGTAAGAACAGCAAGATCAGCATTAAAGGAAATATGGCCGAACAAACCATGATTAGTAAAAATAGTTTGAACTGTTGGTAAAAAATCTCCCAATTCGAAATAGCTGTATCCTGCGAACTTGTTGTTGCCTGACTTCTTAAGTTCCGTCTTCTGTAACTCAATCCTTGCTTTTTGTAATCTTTCATATACATTACTCATCACCCATCTCCATTTGTATTAACTTCTGTAAATAATGCTGAGCTTTATACAGATCCTCAACACCGCCCTTCTTCTTCCATCTAGATACATACTTAATGATGTTGCCCTCTAAGTAACCAATGTTATTAGCTGTAATGTAATCCCAAGGTTGAATAGAAGTTTGATAATGCGCACCACCAACTTGTACATCATTTGCCCCCATTTTATTGCTCCTTTAAATAATCTTGATACTGTTGACACCACTTACTTACTTGGCAAAAACTATTGCATCTTGTCCGCTCACCTGGCCGCACTTCAATTTCATAGCCTTTACCTAGTTCTTCCAATGATGATTGAGCCGCATCTAAATCTTCAAATACATACTTGGCTCTCACACCACCAATCTTTTTAACTGCATAAGTTGTTTTCTTTTCCCACATCTCTTTAGGAGTGCAGTCGGCCAATGAACCACCTGTCTCAATGGCATACTCAGCTTCAGCATGCTTGAAAATACGGCCTTTCACATACTCTTCACGTTCTGCATAAGTCCATAAGTTAATTGGAATTTTTACCATTGCAGCTGGTGGGTAATTCTCTTTAACCTTTGACTCACGCTCTGACCAATCCCGTAGGAAAGCTACAATATTGATCGACTTAATTGGCACCTTTTTATTACGCTCAATCAACCAAGCATAGATATTAAGTTGCTGTTCCCATTCGGGCTTGTCATTCATTGCTGACCATACAGATGTCATCTTATAATCAAAGATATCAATGCCATCATCATGTACTTCTTGTAGATCCACGGCACCTGACAACAACCAGCCTTCAACTTCTGCATGAAGTCTTTGCTCAACTACGCTGTTCTCTTCTTTGCCATGCTCCAACAAACCATGCATAGCAGATCCCATGATTGACCAAAGCATTTGAGATACATCTTGCTCTAGCTCTTCTTCATACTTCTTGGTAAGTGCCACAATCTTTGGGCTATTCAATAATTGAGTAGCTGAGATGTTTGCATTGCCTTTGCTGTATGTTGGGCGCTCTACTACATTGACAATGATTTGTGGTAGATCATATTTGTTAGTTAGCTTCATTACACAACCTTTTCAAGTTTATATTCAGGAGAAAGTTGCTTTGCTATGTGTCTAAGCACCTTGTTCTGAGCTTGGGCATAGCTGGCTAACGAGTCAAAATTCTCTTTTGATATGCCAACATGGATAATATCTTTTACAGCGTTTTCCAGCGTCATGTAGTAACGGAAACCTTCCCATTCTTCTACACCTTTGTTCATACGTTTACGTTGTAACTGCCAATTACGTGGTGACATAGATAAGCGCATATCTTTTGTTACTGGAATAAAAGATTTGACGTTATCATCTAACTCAACAATCTCTTCTTCTTTAATCATTTGATCCTCTCGCTTTCATCATTGCATCAGCCATCTTGTAAGACCATTTTGCTAAATGATTTAGATCCACTTCTTCAATAATTCCGCCATCAATCCATCCTGAATCAAACATTTCGTTCATTGCCTGTCCTGCAAAGTAATCACGTAGATCCATTCCTTCCTCTATCATAACTACATCTTCTGATGCGCCTATTACATGTGGAAATGCTTTCATTTGTTTGCCTCCTTCAATAATGCATCAGCCAAGATATAAACCTTTTCAGCAAAACGTGGCACAGATGGATGGCCTTCAAGGAAAGTAATATCCATGCTGTTTAAAACATATGGTGCAACCGCAGCTGCAAATTGATTGCGTGTTGGATTATCTCTAACTGGTTTAGCAACCTTTACTTCTTTAACAACTTCAACTGTTTCTTCTACTTCTTTTTTATTTGTTTCAAGCTTCACAATTGCCTCCTAAGCACATACGGTTGGTTAAAATTTCATTCTCTAATTCTTCAGTTGCGTCTTCACGAATACTGTCAAATACTGTGTTAATAGCTAATTCATATTTACTGTGATCTGTTTCAATTGCACGGGTCTTCATTAACAATCCACGGCCTCTGCCATGATCTGATAATACTGAGTCAACAAAATCTTCAACTAAAATTCCCCAGTTCTCAATCTCATCACAACGTTTTTCGTCTAATCTTACCTCGGCAATATAAAGAAACTTTTTCATATTCCCTCCTAGTAATTTTGCATCTTGATAAAGTCTTTTGGATCATATGTTCTCTGTGATTTGTCATCATAAACAACATGAATATAACCATCATAGTAAGCCCAGCATCCATCAAGTGTTACACCATCACTACCCCGTGTGTACATTTGAAGAAGCTTTGGATACTTATCTGAACAAACACGATCAGATAAAACAATTTGACCACCAGCATTATTTGGCATAGTCCAAGTATCAGCATGCGCCATAGCACAATTAGATAGCGCCAATGCTGAAATAGTGATATAAATAATGTGTTTCATATTAACCCC